TTTCCAGTGCTTTTGCGATCATTTTATTAGTTATCATATACTCCCCTGTTTGGGTTATGGTATTCATTAGTGAACACCGGAAATAGCACTCTATAAAAGAATGCTATTATCCGCTAGTCACTAGCGTTTTATACCCACTGGTGTTTAACTATATATTCACCACGTTTTTTGTTAGGATAAAGATAATGAGACATTGTACTAACTACATGAAATCCCATGTCCATACCACAACCACTAACACCCACGGAACAAGTTTTATCTTTAAAAGAAAAACCGCATAGTTCAGCAACATAGTATGACAAGTTGTGTATCCTATTTTTCCTTGAACCTAAGATTTGTATATGTCTATACATTCCTGAGTTAGATACACTTTTAATTGAACAATAAGCAGTAGAATTCTTGCCGAAATAAGGCTTTAATATTGTGAGTAATTCCAGCCTGCGTTCATTAGTTAATTTCTTCATAACAATACTCCTGTTTGAGTTACTTAAACGGCATCTACATTGATACCATAAGTAGCACTTGCGATTAAACAAATGCTACCTAACTATCAACTATAATGACTGCTTATATGATGTTACCCACTCAAAAAACTTATTGTTTACATCAACAGTATTAATCCATCCGTTGCTATACGCTATGACATACTTTTCTTTGCCTAATGTATTAATTAAAAGCGTAGCGTCGCAGTCTTCTTCTAAAAAAACTATTGGTGTACCGTCTTGATGGTTTTGTTGGTAGGAAAAAGAACTTATTTTCTCTTCTAATTTATGCTTTCTTAATAATTCCCTAGGAACTGCAAGCCAAGCATGAGAGGGGCTTGAGAACCAGCAAGCCTGTTTGAATGGGTTGTTATGTTTTGCGTTTGGATTTGTATTTTTCATACGTCATACTCCTGTTATTAAAATGCTCCACGTTCTGAAGCGAAACGGTACTATATTGTACCCACGGTAACACCACTTTAAAATGATGTTACCTAGGCTATAATCTAATACTATTTGACTGCTATAATTAAATTATTTTGCATGGTAACTGTAGCAAAAAACTCTCTGCCACTATTACCATATTCCGGAATTTGTGGACGGTTTGAACCGCAAAAAGTACCATTACTTGTGTACTCATTACCAAACATGGAAGTCTCTGTATAGTCGAGAGTTTTACCAATGTTATTTTTCAGTTCTTTTTTGGAATTATAGTTAAAGACCATCATAGTATTTCTCCTGTTTATGATGTATGATTGGAAGGTGATTAGTTACCCACTATGAATAACTAATCAATAACAGTATATCACGGCTCATATTCTTTATCAAACTATTTTTTAATTGGTAACATGAAAGATAATCTAAATCCGCAACAAGCTAGGTTTGTGCAGTATTACATCGAAACTGGAAACGCTAAAGGTTCAGCACTTAGTGCAGGATACTCTAAAAGTACAGCAAACAATGCTAATGCTTCGTTGTTGAAAAATGGTGCTATTCAGGGGGAAATAGAAAGACATCAGAAATTTCAGATTAAATCTTCAGGATGGAACAAGGCACGCTTAGTATCTGAAATTGAAGGAGTTTTTCAGCAAGCCTTAGCATCGGAGGAACTAGGAACTGCACTAAAATCATTGGAGTTGATCGGCAAGACTTTAAACCTAACACCATCAGCTAAGACCATGCAAGTTAAGCATACGTTTGAGTCATTATTAACACAGACTACTAACACTAAAGATATAACTCCACAACCTCCTGAAATTACTATCAATTAAAAGTATACAAGTAACTAATTCTCAAGATAAAATTACTCAATTATAATTGCCTTAGTTGAAGCAGTAATAAATACAACTAAAGATAGGTTAGTTAGAGACTGTTAAAAGTATAGGAGTGTCTGAAAATACTGCCTTTTTTTTGTAGCTGGAATCCACTCCTTTCTGCTCCCCGATCAGATCGCACCCCGCCCCCCCGGACTCCACGGCCCCCCTATTATTACATAAAGTAGTTAGAGGCATTTATACACACTTGCATATTTACATATTATAGGGTTAGAATTAGTTGGGGCTTAGTCTCCAGCCCTAGGCGACTCCGCTACCCCCTAGTACCTCGGTGGGGTCGCCACTTCTTAAGGAGACGTTATAATATAAGGAGACATGGAAGAACAAGAGATAATAGAGCTTATACATAAGCTACAGGCTAATCCTCTACTTTATTTTAATAACTGTTTAAAAATACAAGAGTTTGGAACTGGGAACCTAATTCCATTTGAACTCAATGAGGTACAGACTATAATGCATTCCATGATGCAGAGACAGTTAGCTAAACATAATCATGTTAGAATGATAGTCTTAAAAGCTCGCAGATTTGGTATATCCACATACGTGCAGGGGCGGTACTTCCGTCATGCGGCTATGAATCATAATAAGGTGGTACAGATTACCACCCATAGTAAGGCGGCTACGGATGTCATGTTTGGGATGACCCGGACAATGGAACAAAACCTACCACAAGAAATAAAACCACAACTTAAATATAGCGGCAGGCGTGACCTACATTGGGGCAGTGAGGATGGGGGGCTTAATTCCTCTTACTCCTTATCTACAGTAGGGGGTCGGGAGGTACGTGGAAGTAAGATAGACTATTTACATTGTAGTGAGGTAGCATCGTGGTCAGGTTCAGGAGAAGATTATTTACTAGGATTATTAAATTGTGTAGTACAGGGGTTTGAGACAGAGGCAGTTATAGAATCAACGGCACAGGGCGTAGGCGGTGTATTCCATGACATGTACTGGGATGCGGCAGAGGGCAACTCAGGGTGGGAGAGCGTATTCTTCCCTTGGTATATATATAGTCACTACTCCAAACCGTTTGATTCAGATGAGGAGAAGGAACAGTTCAAGGAGGAACTAGGTCAGGATAAACGATATGGTGGTGATGCGGAACTGGCTTTAGTAGATATTTCCTGTGAGTATGACGTAGGAGAAGAGACAAGGAAGTTCGATATAACCCTAGAGAACTTAAACTGGAGACGGCAGTGTATTAAGACTCAATGTCAGAATGATCTCAGAAAATTTCACCAAGAGTTTCCAACTACAGCTAGGGAGGCATTTGTAACGACAGGTAGGGGTGTCTTCCATGCGGATAACCTCAGTAACCAAGTATTAGTCTCACAGAAGCTACAGAGAGAAAGACCATCAGAAGGATTCCATATACCCGTGCAATCGTGGAAAGAACGGGGCGGAGAAAAATATGTAATAGAATCAATGGATGATGGGGAACTACAGATATGGCAAAGGCCACAACCGAAAAAGGAATATCGTATAGGTGCGGATGTATCAGAGGGGTTAGACGTAGGCAGGGACACGGATTGGAGCGTTGCAGTAGTCCTAGATGCGTCCTCAATGGATGAGGTTGCTACGTTGAGGGTTAAGATTGATCCTGATTTATTTGCATGGCAACTTGCAAGTTTAGGAAAATGGTATAATAATGCGAAACTACTTGTCGAAAGAAACAATCATGGACTTGTAACTTTAAAATTCCTATCAGACGTACATATATACCCGGACATTTATTCTGAGAAGATTTTAGACGAAAGGTCAAGTAGATCGGCAAGGAAGTTAGGGTTCCACACAACAGTTAAGTCTAAGCCCCTGATAATTGATTATTTGAGAGAGTTAATCAGGGAGAACGAAATAAAGATTAAGAGTCCCAAGGTTCTGGATGAGCTACAGACATTCGTCAATTTACCTAACGGTAAGATGGCGGCCCAGTCTGGCTCTCATGATGATTGTGTTATGGCGTTAGCTATAGCATGTTTTGGTTGCAAGATGTTCCCGGCAATGGCAGAATGGGAGAGAGACATTAGTAGGAGATATATGAAACCGGAACTAAGGTTCTACCAACCCTCCCAGTTATGATTATGGGTAAAGTAATTCATGCTGAGTTTGGCAATGTGATTAATGAGGAAGGCTTTATAGGTGAGGTACAACCAATACTAGAGGACTTGGTTGATGCCGCACACCGCAACCTTGGAACCCATCTTGGCGGCCTTATGGTACACACCCTATGCCTATCAATGTCAAAGATGGTGGAGACATTATCCCAACATATAGATGAAGAAGAAAAGTATATACTTACAATGGATAATGGTGATATTATAGATATTAACCTAGAACCCAAAGACTAGAAGAGTTTTAAATGGCCCAATATGAAGAAGAACAAGGACTGCCGGAAGATGGCGTAGTTCAAGCATTAGAGGTAACGGTAGTTGAAACAGACGTAGATGATTTTGCTAAAGTAATACAAGAAAAATTTGAAGAGGCAAGAGATTACCGTAGAGATCACGAACAACACTGGTTAGAGGCATATGATGCATATAGGGGAAAATATCCATCTAAAATATCAAAAGCGCATGAGTTAGCCAGTGAAAGAGGAATCTTTGTCAATCAGACCCGGCGTAAGGTTAATTCAGCAAAGATCAAGATAAACACATTGCTATTTGAAGACGGTAAGGTACCGTTCAGTATTACCCCCTCCCGCAAACCAAGGTTCTATCCACCAGACATACAGGCACCGCCAGACAGACCTGATCTGTTAGAGGACGCAATCCTTGAACGTAGTAAGCAGATGGAGTTCAAGATTAGGGATATCCTAGAGAGAACTAACTACAATGAACAAGTCCAACATGCCATACATGAGCTTTGTCTTTATGGAACAGGTTGTACAAAAGGTATTTCTTTAGAGCATAAGAATTTCCCAGTTTATACAACCGTGACAACCCCTGATAATATGGTGGCAATTGAATCTTTCCTAGAGTCAGAGTTAATGCCAACGTGTAAATTTGTAAGCATATGGAACATATTCCCATCACCAGAAGCATCAAGTGCAGAGGATGCAGACTATGTTATACAAAGATCATTCCTTAGTAAAATACAACTTAAAAAACTAGCTAAGACGGCAGAAGGGTTTATACCGGGCGCACTTGATACAGTTATAAAAGATGAAATTGGCCTTGCTCATGGATGGGACGACAGCGAACATCCTAAAAAATTTAATGAGACATCAGCTTCAAGATTAAAGAAGTTTGAGGTCTTAGAGTTTTGGGGCCGTTTAGATGGTAAAGACTTAGAGGGACATCTGCCTATTGACTCAGAAGATATTCCAGATTCACTACCTGTTGTAATTACTGTTATAGGAGATAAGGTTGTTAAGATTGCAGAGAATCCATTTGACGACACCCTGCCATTCCATTTTTGTAACTGGCAGAAGAATCCAGAATCAATATGGGGTGACGGTATATACTATGCAATCCGTGATGCACAGGCAATATTAAACTTTTCATATGCAATGATGGTAGAGGGCAAATCCCTATCAGCGGCCCCCCTAAC